CCTGCAAAGACTTTCGATGTGCAACCTTTGGCAACTGTGAGTAGGTGGTAAATGGCTCGATTGAATAAAGAACAACGGTTCCAGAACATCCATCAACAGGCGATGACGGAGTTCGACCGTGTTCAAACATCTGTGCGTGATGAACGCTTGCAGTGCTTACAAGATCGACGCTTCTACTCCATAGCTGGAGCGCAGTGGGAAGGCCCACTAGGTGACCAATACGAAAACAAACCACGCTTTGAGGTGAACAAGATTCACCTTAGCGTCATTCGTATCATCAACGAATATCGCAACAACCGCATCGCTGTAGACTTTGTTAGCAAAGATGGCGAAGCAAACGACAAGCTAACCGAAACGTGCAATGGTCTCTATCGTGCAGACGAACGGGACAGCGGCGCAGAAGAAGCATACGACAACGCTTTTGAGGAAGCTGTAGGCGGTGGCTATGGCGCTTGGCGTTTACGCACTGCGTATGAAGATGAAGAAAACGACGAGGACGAACGCCAGCGCATCCGCATAGAACCAATCTATGACGCTGATAGCTCTGTGTTCTTTGACCTTGATGCAAAGCGCCAGGACAAGGCAGACGCTAAGTATTGCTTCGTGCTGTATTCAATGACCTATGAGGCTTACAAGGCTGAATGGAATGATGACCCAGCAACATGGCCCAAGGTAATCCATCAGTACGAGTTTGATTGGGATACGCCTGACGTTGTGTTTGTCGCTGAGTATTATCGCGTTGAAGAAGTGCGTGAGACAGTCCGCATCTTCCTGACGATCCAAGGCGAAGAAGAACGCTACATGCAAGCGGACTTCGACGCTGACGAAACGCTAGAGGAAACACTAGCTGCTGTTGGCACTGTAGAAGTACGCCAGAAGCGTACTAAGCGTAAGCGCGTCCGCAAGTATATCATGAGCGGTGGCGGCATCCTTGACGATATGGGTTACATCGCTGGCAAGAACATTCCTATTGTTCCTGTCTATGGCAAGCGTTGGTTCGTTGATAACGTAGAGCGTTGCATGGGCCATGTTCGTTTAGCCAAAGACCCACAGCGACTGAAGAATATGCAGCTATCTAAGCTGGGTGAGATCAGTGCGCTTTCGTCGATTGAAAAGCCCATCTTGATGCCAGAGCAAGTCTCAGGCCATCAGGTAATGTGGGCAGAGGATAACCTACGCAATTATCCTTATCTGTTAATCAATCCAATTACAGGGCCAAACGGCGAGACTACTGCTGCTGGCCCAGTTGCTTACACTAAGTCCGCACAGATTCCGCCAGCAATGGCAGCATTACTTGCTCTGACTGAGCAGGACATGGCTGAGATACTGGGAAGCACCCAGCAAGCCGACAAGATGGTCAGCGGTATCAGTGGTAAGGCTGTGGAGCTAATCCAGACCCGCCTAGATATGCAGACGTTCATCTACATGAGCAACATGGCTAAGGCTGTGCGCCGCTGTGGTGAGATATGGCTGTCAATGTCGAAAGACATCTACGTTGAAGAAAAACGCAAGATGAAAACTGTTGGCGCTATGGAAGAAGTTGGTTCGATTGAACTGATGAAGCCACAAATCGACGAAGAAACAGGCGAACTGATTTACGAGAACAACCTGGGCGATGCCTTGTTTGATGTTGCCGTAGACGTTGGCCCATCGTCGAGCAGCCGCCGTGACGCTACAGTCCGTGCGCTTACAGGCATGATGCAAGTTACCACCGATCCAACAACCCAACAGGTTCTGCAAGCTATGGCTATCATGAACATGGAAGGCGAAGGCATTGGAGACATCAAGGAATACTTCCGTAAGCAGCTAGTCCAGATGGGCGTTCTGAAGCCAACGGAAGAAGAACAGCAGCAGATGATGGAAGCACAGGCTAACGTGCAGCAAGACCCACAATCTGCTTACTTGCTGGCCGAAGCCGCTAAGTCACAGGCTCAAGCTATCCAAGCACAAGCTAACACTGAATACACCTTGGCGCGTTCTGAAGAAACGAAGGCTAAGACTATTCAAACATTATCAAGCGTTGATATAGACGAACGAAAGTCCGCTATTGAGACTGCTGAAAAGATTGGGGCCGCAATTAGGCCGCAAACGAATGTGGTTCCACCCTCCACTATATTAGGGTGAGTTAATGGGGTTAAAACATGAAAACGGCAGAACTGGATAACGACAACATCGACACAATAGACATCGACACAGACATCAATGACCAAGCGGAAGATGAGACCAATTCCATCGACCAGGCTGATGATGACGAAGAAGATGACGAAGATGAAGTCGTAATATCTATCGGAGAGGAATCGCCACCTCAAGATGAAGAAGTTCGTGCGCCAGCTTGGGTGCGTGAATTGCGTAAATCGAATCGGGAAAAAGAGCGGAAGATACGCGAACTTGAAGCAAAGCTTAATACGGCAGCAACTGAGACCAAACCAGTTGCATTAGTATCTAAGCCAACGCTTGAAAGTTGCGACTATGACTCCGACGAGTATGAACAAAAGCTTGCTGATTGGTATGAGCATAAACGCGAATACGATTCAGTGGAAGCCAAGGCAGAAGCGCAGCGAGATGCTGAGTCTAAAGCATGGCAGGACAAGCTTGATTCCTATGCGAAGGCAAAATCTTCGTTAAAGGTGCGGGACTATGACGAAGCTGAAGCTACGGCTTTAGATACGTTTAACGTCACGCAGCAAGGAATAGTTCTACAAGGCTCTGACAATCCTGCTTTGCTTATTTACGCAATTGGCAAAAGCACTAAGCGAGCTAAGGAACTTGCAGCAATCACCGACCCCGTGAAGTTTGCCTTTGCGGTAGCAAAACTGGAGACTCAGTTGAAAGTAACTAACCGTAGGGCGACAACCGCGCCAGAACGTACAATCACCTCAAACGGTGGGCGTGTGTCTGGTTCCATTGATTCACAACTTGAACGCTTACGCGCTGAAGCTCTGAAGACCGGAGACTTATCAAAGGTCATGGCTTACAAGCGAAGCAAGAAATAAACCTAATTTAGAAAGAATAGGGAATTAAATATGGCTAACGCTTTTTCGAAAGAAGAAATTGTTGCCTTTGAGAATATCCTCGAAGGCTTCCATGACGCTTTGATCCTTTCAAAGAACGTCAACATCTACAACACCAACGGCGTAACTATGGAACGCGCTCGTGACACCATGTGGCGTCCGCAACCATACATCGCTCAGTCGTTCACTCGTACTGTTGGCACGACGATTGCTTCTAGTGTTCAGACGATGACCCAGCTTTCTGTTCCTTCGACCTTGGGCTTCAGCCCTTGCTCTGCGTGGGAAATGAATGCTTTGGAACTTCGTGATGCACTGCAAGAAAACCGTCTTGGCGATGCTGCAAAGCAGAAGCTTGCTTCGGACATCAACCTTTCCGTTATGGATTTGGCTGCTGCTCAGGGTACGCTTGTTGTTGACGTAGCTACCGCTGCTGGCGATTATGACGATGTTGCACTTTGCGACAGCATCATGAACGAACAGGGTGTTATGGCTGGTGATCGCTACCTTGCTTTGTCGAGCCGCGATTATAACGGCATGGCTGGTAACTTGGCAGTAGCGACTCGCTCGTTCACTGGCACGAAGTCGGCTAACGCATATGAGCGTTCGTTCGTTGGTGAAGTCGCAAGCTTCTCAACCTACAAGCTTGACTATGCTAACCGTTGTGCTGCTAACACTGCAACTGTCACCATCAACACTACTGGCGCTCAAGCTCAGTATGTTCCACAGGCGACAACCAACAGTGTTTCGGGTATCCTGAACGTTGACAACCGCTATCAGACTGTCACTGTCTCCTCGACAACTGGCGTTCTTGCTGGCGATGCGTTCACGATTGATGGCATTGAAGCTGTTCACCACATCACGAAGCGTTCGACTGGCGAACTCAAGACGTTTCGCGTCATTGAAGTTGTCAACGGCACATCGATGGTTATCTCGCCACCGATCATCGCTGCGACTGCTCCAGCAACTGATGCTGAATTGCAGTACAAGAACGTTGAATTGGTTGCAGCCGCATCGTCTGCTCCGCTCAACTTCTTGAACATTGCTGCTTCAAGCATCAACCCGTTCTGGCGCAAGGATTCGATTGAACTCCTCCCAGGCCGCTATGCTGTTCCAGATGGCGCTGGCGTTGACGTTCTTCGTGCATCAACGGATCAGGGTATCGAATTGGTCATGACCAAGCGTTTCGATCCACTGACCTTCCAGACGCTTTACACGCTGGACACACTGTATGGTGTGGTTATGACGAACCCAGAAATGGCAGGTATCCTGCTTTTCAACCAAACTTAATAGGGATGGGGGGAGCTTCGGCTTCCCCCTCTTTCTTCAAGGAGCGAACCAATGCCATTGAAAAAAGGTTTCAGCCGCGCAACCATCGGCAAGAATATCAAGATGGAAGAAAAGTCTGGTCGCCCTAGAAAGCAAGCCATCGCTATTGCGCTCAATGTAGCACGCGATGCAGCAATGAAAGCAGGGAAGCCATCGAAGGCTCCAAAGCGGAAGGCAAAGAAATGAAGATGGGCCTGTACGCAAATATCAATGCGAAGCGTAAGCGCATCAAGGCGCAGAAGGCTGCTGGCAAGACACCAGAGCGTATGAAGAAGCCTGGTAGCAAAGGTGCGCCAACAAAGGCTGACTTCGTTGCATCGGCAAAGACTGCCAAGCCAGTTAAGGGCAAAACCAAGTGACAGACTTCCCAACCATTCTTTATCGCATCCCTGGGCCTCACAAGAAGAAACGTGGGTTGACCTATGGTTACAGAGGCGCTGCAGATCAGGAAGCATTTGACGCATTGATCGCTAAGGGCTGGTCTGCGTCTTATGAAGATGCTGCAAGCAAGCTAGATAAGAAGCCAAAGGCTAAAGCCGTTGAGATTGATGAAGTCTCTGGCCCAAGCCGTGAGGAACTGGAAGTTAAGGCGAAAGAATTAGGGGTATCGTTTAATGCACGAACTTCTGATATAACGCTGTCAGATCGCATAACGTCAGCATTGGAAGTCTGAAATGGGATATACAAAGCGCCAGTTCGTAACGTCAGCCTTTGAAGAAATAGGCTTGGCAGATTACGTCTTTGACCTTCAGCCTGAACAGCTAGAGGCCGCTTTGCGCCGTTTAGATTCCATGATGGCTGAATGGAACGCTGCTGGCATCCGTCTTGGCTACGCAATGCCAAGCAGCCCACAAGATAGCGACCTAGATACAGAAACCAATGTGCCTGACAGCGCATGGGAAGCTATCATCACCAACCTAGCCATTAGGATTGCTCCTGGCTATGGTAAGGCTGTAGCTGCTGACACTAAGGTATCAGCTAAGGGCGCTTACAATGTATTGCTGCAACGCGCTACATTCCCGCTTGAACAACAGCTTCCATCAACAATGCCATTAGGTCAAGGCAACAAGCCTTGGCGGTGGGATAATCCTTATGTGCGGATTCCTTATGATTCTGTAAATGCTGGGCCTGATGGCCCCCTTGATTGGAGTTAAACCATGCCTACCATTAATCAGCTACCAACCGTAACACAGGTCTCTGGCGGAGATCAGTTACCATTATTCGTAACGAACCAAGGTGACGCTCGTCGTTGCTCTGTCACAACCCTTATTGGATACGTTGAGGAAAACTTTGACGCTGTTGTTTGTAATTCGGTTCAGACAACGCCATCGACCTTTGCCCAGCTTATCAACCCTGTCGGTAACACTGGCGCACGAGCGTTCATTACTGACGGTAGCACCACAACATTCGCTGCCACTGTTGCAGGCGGTGGCGCTAACTTCGTTCCTGTCTACAGTGACGGCGTTGTGTGGAAAGTTGGCTAATTAACTGCAATAAAAGGATTGAGATATGATTATTCAACCAGGTCTAACTCAGACCATTACAGATGTAATTGTTCCTGCTGGTCAGTATATCAGCGTTGGGAATGTAGGCAATGATGCCACAACCGTTTCGCTTGAGGCAATCGGCCCAGTAAGCTATGACTCCTACACCCAGATTGCGTCGCTTTCTAACAGCGCAGAGATGTTTGGCCCGTATCCTGTTGATCGCACTGTGCGTATTGTCAGTGGGATTGAGTCAACAGCGCAATATGACGTAGGCGATCAACCAACGCTGCGTGACTTCCCGCCTTTGACAATCGGTAGCCTTGAGCCTGTTAGCCTTGTCGAGCCAGCCGCTACCTTTGTAACGCTTACCTATGACGATGATGCGGGTGACGTAAAGCTGGTAAGTGCTGGCGTTCATGGCCTTACAAACGCAATTTCGCAAGGCTCTGACCTTTATATCACTTGGACGGGTGGAACGGCATCCACTGGCTTTTATGAAGTGCTGGACGCTGATACAGATACTAAGGAGGTAACCATTGACCTACCTTACATTGATTCGACCGTCACGATTA